ATGGAGAATTTCGGATGGGGTGGCATCATGACCAAAGATGAATTTGTCTTTACTGAAAATGGAATTGTCATTGCTTGGGTGGATGACGACGGCAAGGTGCGCAAGACGCCAATGAAGGACTGGTTTTGGCGGAAATTGCCAATCACTATCGGTCCACCCGAGGGGATAGATGTCTCATCATGACCTCAATCAACGTTGAACTAACCGGGCTATCGCAACTGCTTTCCAAGCTGGAACAAGTCGAGGGCGCAAGCGATACGATTGTGCTGGAAACCGTCACTGACCTTGTGACGGACACACACGCTTTCGCTATCGGCGGCATTCAGGGCGGGCCGAAGTCGGGACGCACCTATGGCGCGCATACGGCATCCGCGCCGGGGCAATATCCGGCAAGCGATACCGGGCGGCTTGCGGGTTCTGTGCGCATGGAATTGCCGCAAGCGGGCAACGTGACCGGGCGTGTAGGGACGGCTGTAGCTTATGGGCCGATGCTGGAATTCGGAACCGCCCGCATGGCTGCGCGCCCATGGTTGCTGCCGTCATTTGAACGTGCCAAGATCGGAGTTGAAGCGGAGTTGAAAGCAAGGTGGGAGGCTAGGACGTAATGGCAACGGCTTTCACCACGGCGGCGCAAGAACTGGTGTTCACGGCATTGAACGGCAACCTAACGGGGTGCGCTGTATTCGATAGCCCTCCGTTTCTGCCTGAGGGGGCACCCGCGACCACATTCCCCTACTGCGTGATTGGCAACGACACCACGCGGGCATGGGATACCGACGACATACGCGGGGCGGAGATCACCTTGACGCTGCACTTCTGGTCACGCGCGCAAGGGTTCAAGCAAACCAAAGCCTTGATGGATCAAGCCTATGGGCTGCTCAATCGCGCCGTGCTGACAAAGGCGGGCTATTCGATCACTGACCTACTGTTTGAATTCAGCGACACAATGTCCGACCCTGACGGCACGACAAAGCACGGCGTTCAACGGTATCGGCTTACAATCCGAGAAGCCTAGCCTTCCGCCAAACGTTATGTTATAACACTGCAAACCGATTTATGAGGGGCGCGCATGACACTTTCAACGGCAACACTGGTCGCGCAACTGCGCGGAACGCAAACAGGCGGGGGCGATTTTGGCGGGCCTCTGCCGTTTGAAATGCAAGCTGTCATCAATCTGGCGACAGGCACGGCGGCGGGGCAGGCCAATATCGTTTGGCTGGATGAACGCACGGTTGCCAGCGCCACGAACGATGATCTGGACCTTAACGGGGTTCTTGCCACGGCTTTCGGTGTGACCATTTCGGCGGTTGAATTGGTGGCCTTGTTTGTGATCAACGCGCCAAAGACAGGCGCGGCAAATACGACAAACCTGACAATCGGCGGCGGCACAAACCCCGTTGTTGGGTTCTTGGGCGGCACAACCCCGACAGTCGGGCCTATTCGCCCAGGGTCTTTCGTGTTCTTGGGTTCAACGGACGCGGCGGGCTATGGCGCAATCACGGCCAGCACGGGCGACATTCTGCGCATCGCAAATTCCAGCGGCGCGGCTGCAACGTATCAAATCGCCGTCTTGGCGCGTAACGCATAAGGAGCGTGAAAAATGGCAGGTGCAAACGGACGCGCGCTTACCTTCGATTGGGACAGCACAACCCTAGTTGGCGTCAAGAGCAAGGGTTACACGGTCACGAATGACTATGTGGACGTGACAACGGATGATGACGCGGGGTGGCGCACCCTGCTTTCTACGCCGGGGCTGCGGTCTGTGGAGGCCACTGCAAGCGGCATTTCATCGGATCAAGTCTTGATTGCCGAAATGATGAAATCGAATATCACCGGGGAACCGCTGACCATCCAGCTGCCCACAACCACTGGCACCTTGGCCGGGACGTTCCTTGTGTCGTCTTTTGAGCAAACTGGCGAAAGCGATGGGGCTGTTGAATTCAGCGCAACATTTATGTCATCCGGCGTTGTGACCTACACGGCGGGCACCTGATGCGCACCTACAAGGCGGAACTTGGCGCGCTACAGCTTGAACTTGCCGTGAACTTTCGGGCTGGCCGGGAAATCACGGAAAAGGTTGCTGACCCCATGTTTGTCCTGCGCGAAACGCAGGCGGTGCAGGGGGCGGAAAAAGTCGGGATGCGGTATCAATCCAAATTCGCTTGGGGCATGGAAAACATTCCGCTGGCAATCTGGATCGGCGCGAAGGAAACGCAACCCGCCTTGAAGCTGTCCGAAGTGCAGGAAGCGTGCATTGAAATTGGGCTGGTCGACGCAATGCAGATTGCTGACGAGTTTCTGGTTCAGTTTATCACTCCAAAGTCAAAAGAGCCGCTTGAGACGAAAGGCGAAAGCGCGCCGGGGGAGTAACGTGGGCCGCTTTCGAGCGGGGTGCATACCAAGCGGCCCGGTCTTGGGGAATGCAGCCAAGCGAGTTTTGGGCATTGCCCGTTGCGGATTGGTGGTGTGAATTCGATGCTCACTTGGTCGAGGCGCGGCGAATGGAAGGCAAGATGGCAGAGGCGCGCGGGGGCAAGGCAAAGGGCAGTTCGTTTTCGCCGGATCAATGGGACCGAGCGCGCAAGGAACACGCGGCCAAAATGAGGGCTAAGAAGTGACAGAGTTAGCGGCCCTTAACGTCAAGATCACAGGCGACGCAGGCGACCTCAAGGCGGCAATGTCGGTTGCGACCACTGCTATTGAAAGCGCATCGCGGTCAATGACGGAAATGCAACGCACTGCAAACGCGTTCGCAGGCGTTCTGGGTAGCGTAAGCAAAAGCGCTATGGATAGCGCTAGGGCATTTGACACTTTTGATGAAGCCGCTAGGCAGGTTGACAGCTTAAGGGCATCAATAGACCCGCTATATGCGTCGTCAAAGCGATATGAAGCGGCCATAAGCCAGCTTGACAACGCTCTTTCTCTTGGCGTCATCAAGCAAGCCGAATATGCGCGAATGTCAGACAGGCTTGCAAGATCAATGCTAGGCATAGGCCCCCGCATGGCGCAAGCGGCATCAAGCGGCGGCGGCTTTGCGCAATCAATGCGGGGTGTGTCGCAACAGCTTTCGCAGGTTGGTCAGCAGACCATGGCGACGGGCAACTTTGTGCAAGCCCTTGCAATCCAGTTGCCAGACTTGGGGCTTGCGTTTGGGGCTGTAGGGGCGGCGGCTGGTTTGGCGGCTGGTATTGCGTTGCCGATGCTAATTTCAGCAATGACAGGCGCGGGTGCCGAAAGCGAAGAACTTAAGGCTCACAATGAAGCATTGAAGGAGTCGATTGATGCAGTAACGGCTGCAACGCAAAAATACCAAACCGCCCGCGCGATGGCGGCAAGTGGTGCAACGCTTGAAGCTGAACAGGCGCTTTTGAGCGAAATCAATCGGCTTGAGGCCGAGCGCCTTGTTTTGATGGCTGAGGCCGCTCAACTGCAATACGCTGATCTTGACGCCACATCTTTGCAGGCGGCGGCGGAACGTGCAGCGAATTCGGAAAAGCAACGCGCTTTGCGGATAAGCCTTGCCGAAATTGACGCGGCCCTAGAGCGGCTGAATTATGAGCGCACGCTTGAGGTTGCCGCACGGCGGCGGGCCAATGAACAGCGCAACGCTTACCGGGAACAAAAGGCTGAAACAGACCGGATTAATTCGTCCGCTTCGCAATTGGCGGCTATTGTCAACGCATCAACAGCCGCGACAAATGCTCTATCAGCGGCGGCGTCCAGTGTCGCAAATGCGTTTGGGGCAGCTTACCAAAATGCACAAGCGCTGGCATCCGCAATGGCTACGGGTGGAGGTAGAGGGGCGGGCCCCGGCGGGCCGCTTGTGGGGTCAACAGAACTTTCTGAATTGCAGGCGGGTGGCGGCGTTTTCAGGAACTATGTCGCGCCTTCTATTGGCGGCGGTAGTGGAGGCGGCGGGGGTGGCGGTGTAAGCCGCGACTATGCCGGGGAACTGGAAGCGTTCCAAGAAACCCTGATGACCGAGACGGAACTTGAGGCCGCGCAATTCGCGCAGCGGCAAACCCTGTTGCAAGAGTTTCTGTCCGCCAAGGTGGTATCGCTGCAAGAGTATCAGGACTACGAGCAAGAGATCAAAGCCGCGCACGAAGCCAAGATGGCGGAAATTGAGGCCACGGCACAGCAACAGCGGCTTTCGCAGACGGCGGGCATGTTCGGGGCATTGGCAAGCATTGCACAGGCAGGCGGGCAGCGCATGGCCAAGGCGGCGGCGGCGTTCCAAGCCATCGAAGGAACCGTGAACGCTTACGGCGCGGCAATCAAGGCGCTGAATACGCCGGGGCTTACCCCTGCCGGACGGTTTGCAGCTTATGCTTCAGTCCTTGCGGCGGGCCTGAAAGGGGTAGCGTCGATCCGGCAGGCCGGGGGCATTGGTGGCGGTGGCGCGGCGGGTGGTGTCGCGCAATCGGCAGGCCCTTCGCAAGCCCCGCTTGATGTGCGGTTGACGGGCATCAACGCCAATGACCTGTTCAGCGGGGCGCAATTGGGCAGTCTGCTGGACAGGCTTTCCGCAACGGCGGGTGATCGGGGTTACAGGCTGATGGTGGCGGCATGATACACACAAGCGCAGCCCGTGCGATTGAACTGGTGAACCGTGGGGAAATCAATAACCCGTTCATGGTTTGGGATAATGCCGCCAAGGGGAAAACCTATACGGGCACAACCACGCTTGCCGATGGCGCTAGGGCCAATGCGTTCTATGGCACCACATACGATTACTGGTTGCCTGATGTAACAGGGGCCACGGCGTCGCTTGTGGTTGATATGGGTGCTGCTGTCGGGTGTGACTTTGTAGGGCTTGCCGCGCATAACCTTGCGGACTTTGGCGCGACGGTAACGGTGGATCATTCGCCGGACGGCACGACATGGACGGATTGCGGCGTGGGGTCTGTTGCGGCTGATGCTGGGGCGGTATGCTTTCGGTTCACCATTGCCACGCGGCGCTATTGGCGGATTACGGTTGGCGGGTTGACATCTGGCGATGATATTGCCGTGGGGGTGATCTACATCGGCGCGGAAATGATCTTGCCCCGGCGGTTTTATCAGGGCTTTTCGCCCGTGATCACGCAAACCGAAGTGCAGTTGCAATCGAATGTCTCGGTCGGCGGTAACCTCTTGGGTTCAACCGTTGTCGCCACGGGATCAACGCTATCGGCTGAACTGAAAAACATTGATCCGGCCTTTATCCGCGATACAGCCTTCAAGGGCTTCATGCAGTCTTTTGCGCGGGGTACACCTTTCTTTTTCGGGTGGCGTCCGCACAAATACCCGCAAGACGTGCATTTTTGCTGGCGTGACGGCGGCGTGATCCGGCCAACGAACGAGGGGCCGCGTGACCTGATGGCGTTCATGATGGATTGCCGGGTGTATGATGGGTGAAATCGGCAAGGAACTGCTGACGATTGTGGAGATTGACCACAAGCGATGCGCCAATGAATACGGTGTAGCGCCATGCACGGCGGCTATTGGCGTGACGGGTTCCGCGCCGTGCTACAAGTGCTTGCGCGGGTGCCAGGACAGGCCAAACTTCATCGAAGGCGATCCGCTAACTATCCGTTATGCGGTCAATCAATCTGGCTTGCCCAAAGTTGGCACAACCTTCCCGGCGTTGGTGAAAGCGCCGGATGCTTCCCCCGGCGAATTAAACCTGTCCGGCTTTGATCCGCGTTCAACGGCTTTGGGCAAGCGTGACCGTCGCACGGTAGCGCTAAAAGACTTCGCCTATCACGATACCTTGACCGACCCTTACCCCGAAACCCGCGCGCCGGGGATTGCGGATCGGGGCACGTTCTTTTCGCGCATGTTTGCGCGTGACCCCTACTATGTGGGCTACTTGGCGCGCATCCGCGATGGCTATGTGGGGCAGGACTTTGGCGACATGGCGACAAGTCACTTTGTCGTGTCAGAGGCATCCGGGCCAAACGCGGCGGGTGATGTTGAATATGTATTCAAGGACATTCTTGATCTTGCAGACAACGCCAAGGCGCTTTGCCCAGCGGCATCGCGGGGGAAGGCATCGGCAGCAATTACGGCGGGGGCCACATCGCTAACGCTCACCCCGGCAACGGTTGGCGATGAATACCCGGCGTCTGGCTATGTCTGCATGGGCCGCGAAATCATGGGGTTTACGCGGGCGGGTGACGTGCTGACCTTTACCGAACGCGGCGCATGGGCAACCACGGCAAGCGCACATGCAATCAACGATCTGGTGCAGGTCTGCGCATGGTGGATCAACGAACGCCCCTGTGACGTGATTAACGATATTTTAACGGACGGTGGCGGGCCGGGCATCGGCGGGGCCAATGTGCCGGGGGCGTTTATTCCGCTGGTGGATTGGCAAACCGAGAATGACGCATGGCTTGCAGGGCTTACCCTGACTTCGATCATCCCCCGCCCTGCCGGGTGCGCTTCATTGATTGGCGAAGTCTGCCAGCATGGCGTGATGGTGTTTTGGGAACCGACTGCGCAAGAGTTGCAATACCGCGTCAACCGCCCGCTTGCGCCGGGGGAAAGCTACTACCCCGTTACGGACGCTGCAAACTTGATCCGGGGCAGCTTGGACATTGAACGCGGTGACGATCTGCGTGCATCGCAAGTTGAATTCTGGCATGGGATTATTGATCCGACTGACTTCAGCAATGATGGCCGGAACTTCAAGAAAGCCGTCATTGCGGCCAATGAAAACGACTATGGCCAAGAACAGGTCAAGTCGATCTATTCGCGCTGGTTTGGCACTGACGGCGATGATGCTGCGGCGTCGGTTATCGCAGAGCGCCTTGCGGATCGTTACAAAGACACGCCAAAACTCATATCTGGGATGCTTGATGTAAAGGACGCTGATAGCGTGCATCTGGCCAGCCTGCTTTCGGTCTATAGCTATCTTTTGACTGACGAGGACGGCAACAAAGTGCCGGAATTGATGCAGGTCAGGTATGTTTCGCGGCGCAACGATCAGGTAGAATTCAAGGCCGAAACCTACAGTATCGCGGGGCGGTTCGCGTTTTGGCTGAATGATCCGACAAACGACTATGATACGGCAAGCGATGATGACAAAGAATTCGGGGCTTATTGGATGGATGACACTGTAGGGGTCTTTCCTGATGGCACCGGACCATTTGTATTTTTCTGAGGGGATGAACCATGGCAACCTATAACTTTGCAGCGGTAGCTGACGCGGTGATTGCCTTCAAGAAAGGGATTACCCTGCAACAGGGCCGCGCCTTGCGGGATAATCCGATTGCAATGTTCGAAGGCGCAGTAGGTGCGCCTAGGCTTCAATTCCCTGCGCTGGACGCGGCGTTTTCAACGGTAGGGGGCGTTGGCTCATATGCCTTCTTGGGCCGCAGCATCTCGCTTGGAACATACGCAAATCCAGGGGACGTTATCGCTGGATCGCAGCTGCAGTATGCGTCGGTTCAATCTACCCCCATGGCGGCGCAGGTTCAATTGTCCGGCACAAGCCCTGCTGGAAATTGGCGGTGCATGGGGCAAATGGAAAACACAACGGGCGCTGCTGCAGAAGTTGCGACAATGTGGCTGAGGGTGTCCTAGCCAAGCGGGCAGGCTAGTGTTATAACATAACAAATCCACACGGGGAACATAATGGCTGTCGATCTGGTTACTGTCACTGGCAACATTGAAACACTAACCGGGGCAACGCCTTCGCTGTCACGCATTTGGTTCAAGCTGAACCGTCCGTCATGGAATTTGGACGGCGATATTTTCGCGCCGGAATACACCGAGGCATTGGCCGACGCGGGCGGGGCTTTCAGTGTGGCCTTGCAATCAACCGATGATCTTGAAAACGGAGCGAGTTACACCGCGATCTTGCGCTACCGTGAGCCGCTGGACGGCAAGGACCGGGAATATACGCTGTCAACGTTCCTGCTGCCAACGGGCGGGCCTTTCCAGCTTGGCGACCTGCTAACCGTGCCATTCGTGGAACCTGTGCCCGCTGATATTCTAGAGCTGGCAACTGCTGCTGCTGCCGCCGCCGATGCTGACCGGATTGCAACCGAGGCCGCGCGCGATGATGCTGTTGCCGCTGCCGCAAACTTTGGTGTTGCCACCATTACCGCCTTGCGCGCTGTTGTTCCTGTAACGGGTGGCACGGCGTTTCTGACAGACCCTATCCGGCAGGGACGCTTTGTCTGGCGCTTGGGCAATTACACCACGGCAGTTGCGAATGATCCAACGGGGGCAGTTTACGTCAAGGCCGATACCATCAGCGCTGCAACGGGGGCATGGGTGCGGGCCGATGTGGGTATTCTGACGCGACCCTTTGGCATTGATCTGGCATGGTTTGGCGTGGTTGGTGATGACGCCACGGATAACACCACGGCAATGAACGCGGCGATTGCGCTGATCAACGCTTTCGGCGGGGCCATGGGTGTAATCGTGCCAGAGGGTATCAGCCGCATTGGTGATTGCACACGGATTACTGTCAGCGGGGTTTATTTTGCGGCGCGATCTAACGGCGCGTTGAAGGGGACTAACACGGCGGGCATGTTGCGTATCGGCGATGCGGGCGGCGCTGTAACGCAAGGGTTTGGCTTTTCAAATGTCGGTTGGTATGGCAATAGCAACGCCGCGCAAAAGCTGATCCAGCTTGAAAACACGCAGCAAATAGTCTGGGATAACAACCGCCTTGAAGGTGGCGTTGCAACGTTCGTTCGCGCTGGCCTTCCCGCTGGTGGGCAGGTATCTGGTCTGGACTTCAACGGTCTGCGGGGGCGGGTTCCCAACGTATCGGCGGCGCTGTTTGAACTGGTGAACGGCGCGGGGTTCAACGTCAATCTTGCAAACGTGTATAATGAGGCGTTTGAGGGCGGCGGCTCTGCGGTATCGGGCCGGAACGTGTTCAACTGCTTTGAAGGGTCGTGGAATACGCTTGATGTTAAGGGCAGCTTTTTCTTTCTGTTTGATCAGGGCTTGGGCGCAGATATCCAGAGCGGAAAATCGTTTGGCGATATTGCGTTTTTTGACACGCGCTTTGATGAAGCCAATGTGGGCTTGAGCTTCGTCGCGCAGGCGGGCGGGGCTATCGGCAACGTTGATATCAGCGATGTGCAGGTTACGGGCAAGCGCGGCGCTGCACTGCAAATCTTGGGCGGTGGGGAACATAAGCGGTATTCCATCAACGCGCTGGTTGCGCGTGAAATGCACACGGGCGGTATTGAGATTTACAGCCCGGTGAATGAGTTGCACGTCACGAATTGCACCATCAGCCAAGTGGCCGAGCCGTGCGAATTTGTGGGCGGTATCGCGGGCACTGTTTTAACCATCACGGCGCGGACGGGCTTTCCCGGCGGAACTTTGAAGGTTGGCAGCGTTATTTCCGGCGCTGGTGTTGCGGTAGGAACGACCATTACATCTGTTGCGCCAAACAACGCCGTGACAGGGACTTTTGGCGTGTCCATCAGCCAGACGGTTCCGCCGGGCACAGCCATGACAACGGGCACGGGGCGCAGCGCGGCGTTCTCTCTTGCCACGGGTTCAAGCGACGTAAAGATTTTGGGCAACACGTTTGGCACAAAGACTGATGGCCTTCTGGGGCCAGGTAATGCGGCCTATGGTATGTTGATCGAGGGCGGGACGCGCGTAAAGCTGGCAAACAACAGCTGCGACGGCACGATTGCGAATGAAAGCATTGCGGGCCTGACAGACAGCGAAAGTGACACGGCATGGTTCCCCTATACCGTTGCACTTACATCATCGGGCGGCGGGGCGTTCGGGGCGGCAACTGCGACGGGCACGTATCAGCGCACCGGGCGTAAGGTTAAGGTTTCGATCACTGGCACGATTACAACTGTAGGGGCGGCGACAGGGTTCTTACTGCCAAGTTTGCCCTTTGCGGCGGCGGCTACGCCTGCGGTTGAATACACTGGCACGGGCATTCAGGTTGGCGCAACGGTATCTGTGAGCGCGGCGGCGGGCGCTGGTTCTGCGCTTGTGGTGCGCTATGACGGGGCTGCAACTGCAACTGTAACGGGCGGCTTCAGCGTGT